AGTTCGAGAAAATCGGCAAGATATAAAAGAAGTGAAAACAATATTGAGGGAGGGTTCAGGCAAGATTGCAGTAAATAGAGAGTCTATCAAAAGGATATGGTGGATACTTGGCACAGGTGTAACCGTACTTATTGCATTCTTTGGCTGGACAATATTTGGAGGATAATAATGGCATACGCAACAAACTTACAATTTGCTCAAAGGAGCGGACTAGGACTAAGGATAGTGGACGAGAATGTTGGAACTGGTGACAACGCTGAGACAGATTTTGATTTAGATAAGGGCAACGTGGTTGATGGAAGTTTTACTATTTCTTATGCTGCTTCAGGTAGTAACACTTTCACAGCATTAACTGAAACTACACATTACACAATTCATAAAGAAAGTGGACGTATAGTATTAGAAGCGGCAGGTGTAACTGCAGTTGGAACTAATATAGTATATGCTACTTACTGGTATACAGACTCGTTCTCAGATTCAGTCATAACAGCATTGATAGCTGCGGCAGATTCGGAGATACAGTTATTGACTAACAGAACATGGAACGCAACTACCTCAGTTTCTGAGTATAGAAGCGGCAGGTCTAATAGCGATTATCCAACAACTGATGAACCTTACCAAACTGATTGGGACGAACCGGATAAGATAATATTGAAAGAGTATCCAGTTATCAAGGTTGACCAAGTATTCTTCTTAGCTGAACCAATAGCAGTAAGTTTATTTTATAACTATAATGATGATAATACAACTTATACTGACAAGACTGACGATGTTAATAGTTCAACTGAAGCACCTTTTATACCATTCGACGATTCGCCTGCGACCGCTGACTACATTTATATTGGTAGCTCACAACGGTTCTTAGGTTTAGATGTTAATTTAGATACTGACGGAGCGGGTGGAACACCGGCAATAGACTGGGAATATTATAATGGTACAACTTGGGCAGATATAACTGAGACAGATGTTGACACTGGAGCTAGTACTTTTGAAGCTTCAGGTAAGTTTACTTGGACTTACCCTTATGGTTGGGATACAACTTCAGTCAATAGTTCATCTAACTATTATTGGATAAGAGGTAATGTTACTAGTGTTTGGTCTACTACAGACCCGCAGATTGCAACAGTTACAATCTTAGACTCTATTAGCGAAACTCTTGAACCAAGACAGTATAGTTTTAGAACTAACGGTATCTTACACTTTAGAGGTAAAGAAGTTTTGTCTGGTACTGATAATATTCGGATAGACTACCAATACGGATCATCTAGTACACCAACGTATATTACAGAACTATCTATCATGATGGCATCAGTTAAAGCTTATATTAACTTATCTGGTGGGTCATACGATGATGCTACTAGTTACACTCTGGGTAGTAAGTCTGTAACAATAGGTGAAGTTTATGTTAATATTCGAGAAGTTATCTCACAGTTTAAGACAAGAATAGACGAAATCTTGAAATCAATAGGTAAAAGAGCTGACATTATAGCAATATAAAATGGTACGAACTAGAATAGGCAAACATGCTACAACTAATAGGAAAGCTACTAAGGAAATGATTGAAGAAGTTTTTGGTAGAACTTTAACTATTCAGGTTTCTACACGGACTATTGATGAACATGGGCAACTATCCGCATTAAGTACTGCTAATACAACGTTCATTGGCGATTTACAGTTTGGTAGAGACCTAGATCAAAAGATGTTAGAAATGGGTATCGTTGAAGTTGGTGAAGGTGTCTTATACATTCATCCTACTGCATTAACCACATTACCTAACCCTCAAGATATTATTGTTGACGGTAGTAGTGATTGGGAAATAATCGAACAAATTGAAGCACCTGAACTGGGTGGTACAGTTTGTCATTATTCTTATAGATGTAGAAGGAGAATTAACAGTGGTGATAATTAATCATAACGGCCAATCTTACGAGATTACTAATTTTGAAGAGTTTAGAAAGAAGTTATTATTGGCTATCGGGTTTCAAGTAGAAAGCGAGATTATCAAAGAAATAAATCGGCTAGGTTTAGTCGATACTGGGGCATTTAAGGGGAGTATAGATATGTCTGTCGATGATGAGGGGTTAGTTATTACTTCTAACTCCCCTCACGGCAAATATCTGGAGTTTGGCACACCAGGTACAAAGAAAGGTGTAACCGACCCGTTTGGTGAGAGGAACCGTGGACCTAACCCTACCAGGAAGATGCCTATGAAAAAGGTAGGTAACGAATGGAAACTTATTGGTGGGTTAGATAAGTGGGCACAACGGCATGGATTTCAAACTAAAGATAAACAATTCCTATTAGCAAAGTATATTCAAACTCATGGATTAGAACCAAGAGCACCGTTTCGTCGGGTATTATACAACGAAGCAAAGATGAGTAATATTATTAATAGAGCAGTTAAAGCTGCATCTAAATAATGTTATTTAAATAGTACAAGGAGGTATTAATATAATGTCCAAGCAGGACTTATTATTGTTAAGATGACACAAATCAAGATAGAGCCAGAGAGAATCTTAGTAAATTTTCTTAGAGCAGCATTGACTGATGTAAACGGTTCTCGGTCTGGCCAATGGATTTATGACGATTTCCCTAGAATTGAAAGTTTGGGAGATGCTTCATTTCCAAGAATTTCTGTTACAAAGCTGACTGAATCGGGTGAATCTATGGGAATCTTTGATGATACGCAATACGAAAATATTACTTTTCAGATTGACGTTTGGGCAAAGAAAGACCATTTACATACGGTTACTGTAACAGATGAAGCTCTTGGAACAATGTCTGCATCAGCTAACTCAAATAGAATGGTTTACAATTATGTGCCAACAACAGTAACTAATATTAAACATGATGGAACATTGTATGGTACAGTTACTAGACAGGTAACAGACGACAGTTTTACTACACCTGGAAGTTTATCAGTGGACGAAGTTGAATGGTCGTTTAGTACCGGCAACTTAAACTTTAGTGCTACTGACGTGTCCGGTGACGACGGTGAAGCTATCACATCAACTTATACTTATGTACTTGAAGGAGAAAAATGCGTTAAGCATATATCTCGAGAACTTATTAAGGCAATAAGAAACAACTGGAGAACTCATGCAAGCCTAAAGGGGTTATTCTATCCGTTAAAAATATCTAGCAATAGTGGAGGCTATATGGAAGAGTATGGCGTATATAGATGGATAATTGAATACCAGTTTAGAGCATTTAACGCAGGAGAAGGATTATAAATCGGAGGATAAAGAAAAATGACAGTAGAATATTTTAAAGGACATGATACATACATCATATATGGAGAAGAATCTGGATATGGTACAGGCGGAACACCAGCAGCAGGTAACAGAATAGGCAGGGTACAATCCGCAACAATCAACATGGCTAACAACATGTTTAGGACACAAGGTCTTGGTGAAGGACGAAACGCAACAGGGGCATTTAATGGTGCTTTTGATATTAACGGAACAATTGATTGGGATGTAGACGATTTTACTTTCATGCAATACGCAGTTGGAACTCTAACTGGAGCAGGAATTATTGCCAACCCTTACCAACTTGAAGAAGCAGCTAACATTGGGTATGACGCAGCTAACATTCCGTCACTCGCTTTAGAGTTTGGAAGTGAAGGTGATACTACAGACTTAACGCAAACTGTATCTGGTTTAGTGGTTAATTCTTTAACACTTACAGCGTCACAGGGAGAAACCTTGAAAGCTTCTTGTGATTGGATTGGACAAACTATGACCAATGCTACAGTATTAGAAGCTTATACAGCACCAACTGACAAAGTTTTTGTATTTCAGCAAGGTACAGTTGCTATTGGAACTGACGCGTTCCAATGTATGAGCTTTAGTTTAACTTTGAACAATAACACACAAACTCATAGAGATTTGGGTAGTAGGTTTATTGTACAACCAGTGACAGGTACAAGAAGGTACGATTTTACTGTTACATTCAAGTTTAAGAAAGATACTACCGCGTCAACGTTAGGCGGTTTAGAATTGATGGATTACTTTTATGGGGCAGCTAACACACCAACTACTAGTGGAAGTTCAACAGCATACGCAGTAAGTTTAGATATTACTGAAGGTGCAGCTTCCGGTGATAGAGTAGTAAACATTGATTTAGAAACTTGTTACTTTACAAACTGGACAGAACCTATTTCGCTTGAAGGTGGAGTAATTGAAGTTACAGTTGAAGGGTTCGGTTTAGCAGGACTAACTGATGGAGCAGTAAACGTTCCTATTAGATGGTACACAATAGCATAATCATAGCCAAGTAGGCTAAGGAGGAAAACCAAGATGGTAGATAACACGAAAACAGTAACTCTATCGGTGGGTGAAGTCACACTAGAAGCACCGATAGCAAGACGAAGAAATAAAATCATGATGGAATCTCGTGTAGACGGTAAACTAGACGAGATGTTAATGATGACTAGATTATTACCACAGTGTATAACTAGCCACCCATTTGATAGACAAAATGTTAAAGATGCGATTGAAGGTTTAAAGTGTAACGAATATGATGCACTAATTAACGCATTAACAGAATTGCTTAAACCTAAAGACGATTTACAAAAAAAATTAAAACCCGAATCAGACCAAGAAGAACCTTAAACGGTTTTGTACCTTTCATAGAACCTGCAAAGGAAGACTATGAATTTATCCTGTTAATGGAAAAGTATAGGTATATAAAGGCTTTTGGTTCGGGCAAACCGTATGAAGAAGCGAACGTTCACGAGATTCAAAACTTGCTACTTTTAGATGGTAGGTTAAACGAAGTCGAGGTTGAATGTCAGGAGTTAAACAAAAAATGGCGGAGCCAACGATAAAGGCAAAATTAGTATTAGACACAGGCAGTGGAGGATTAGGCGGAGCTGGAGCTTCAGCTGGTAGTGAAGCTAGTGGCTTAGCTGCTGCTGGTGGCTCAGTTGGTAAACTTTCCAAATGGTTAGGAATAATTGCAGGGATATTAGAAGCCTTTACAGCGCCCTTAGCAATGCTTTCACAAATTTTTAAGGTCTTGTTAATGTTCTTGAAGCCTATATCTGATATTATGCTTTGGATACTTAAACCTGTTTTACTCATGCTTCTCAAATACTTAATGCCTATACTGGTCGCTTGGAACAACTTTACCGGTTCCGATTCTGGTAAGGCAGTTAAATCGTTTACTGAAGATGTAATAGCTCCAGCAACGTTTCCTCCCTTAGCATTGAGTCAAATGACTGATGCATTTCTTAGTATAGATTGGGCAGGAATGTGGGAGGCAGTTAAAGATTTTGCAGTTACAACTTGGGACGAGTTAAAGTTAACATTCTTAACTTTGGTAGAATTTTTCAAATTGGTCTGGGAACCTTTGGGAACCTGGTTATCTGAAAATGTGATAGAACCGATAAAGGGTTATTGGTCAGACTTTGCTGAATGGGTTGATTCTAACATTATTAGTCCAATAAAAGAATATTGGGGAGAGTTTGTAACTTGGTCCTCGGAAAACGTTCTTACGCCAATCATGGACTTATGGTTATCTATTGTTGAATGGTTCACTGAAAATATTATTGACCCTGTAAAAGCGGCTTGGCAAACTATTGCTGACGAGTTTACTACAACTATTATTGATCCTATCAAGACTGCGTGGACAGGGTTAGTTGATGCAGTAACTGCTAAGATTGATGGTATGTTTGCATGGTACGAGTCTGTTAAGTCTAGCATTTCCAGTTTGTGGGATAGAGCTTCCTCGGCGGTAACGGGTACTACAGTTGTTGAAGATGCAATGATTACGTCTAGTGGTAGAGTAATTAAGTTCGACCCTGCTGACAATATCATGGCTTCAAAGAACGGCTTTGGTGGTGGTAGCAATATTAATGTTACAGTAAACATGTCAACCTTGGACACAACTAGCATTTCACGGAGCGTGATTCAAAATATTGCGCAACAGATAGCACAACAAACTAGCAGACAGATGGCTGGTAGAACAACTTATGGAGTAGGAGTATAAAATGGCAGAAGCAACACTTAACGGAACAGGTTTAGGAAATGTATCTTCAATCAACATATCCAAGTCCGGAAATATTGTAGCATTACCTATGCCTGGACAAGATTCTGATAGTACATTTATCTATGATGCTTTCGGTGTAACTCAGTATATAACTATAACTGGTACACAAACTAATGCAACCTTAGCAACACTTATCACCTTTGCAACTACAATAAAGGCTTTGATAGACGGGTTACAATCTTCAACAGTAAACTTAGTTACTGATCAAGAAGGAACCATTGCAGTATTAGTTGATACTTTTGATTATACATGGGACACTTTAGATAATAAGATAGATTATACTATTAGATTAGTACAGGGTACAACAGGATAATGACAAAGATATTAACACATGTTACAATTGGAGGAGTAGACGTTTCTAGTTATGTCTATGAATGGGAACAGACTGATACTTTTGGTGACGAGATACCTGAAGCAGTTGTAACTTTTAGTTGGGCAATACTGGCAGCGGCATCTTTCGATATTGGTGATACTATTGTAATTAAGCGAGGGGAAACTACTGGACAAGAGAATAATGTGTTCACTGGCACCATTGATTATGTTAGTAAAACTAAACCTTATGTTGAAGTAATGGCTAAGAATCCGTTAATTGATTTGGTTAGGAAAAGTGTTAATACTTCTTTTGATATTAATGTAGACCCTGAAGCTGGAGTAGGTTCAGCGATAGTTGACACATTAATTACTGAGTATGGTGGGTTATCAACCAATAGTGGTGCAACTGTTATTGGAACTGGAGCAGTTGTTACTTGGGAAAAGTTTGTTTGTAGGCAAACGGATATTTATGAAAGAGTTAAAACTATTTTAGATGTTCACGATTATCAAATGTATTATAACTATGACGACGATTACGTTTATGTTGAACCTATTGGATACCAGACCAATGTGACACAGCTTGAGGTAGGTGTTAATGTTACAGGTATTCCAACTTGGGAAGAAGATGCTACACAGTTAGTGAACAAGATTAGGGTAGACGGTGCGGAAGCTTATGCAGAAACAACTGAAAGTGGACAGATAGGCGTTACCACAGGCTATACAACATCAACAATAGACTTATTAAATTCACCCTTCTCAACCAAAGTATTCTGTGACGCAGCTAATCCCCCAACTACGTTAAGGGCACGGGGAATTATAGGCTCGACCACTACCTTTGATTATTCTGTTGATGAAGAATTGAATACTATTACTTGGAACACTGCACAATACACACCAGGTGGTTCAGACTTTGTAGAGATTCAGTACACGTTTCCAAGACCTATTCCGGTTGTAAGAAAGAATGATGTTTCAATTGCTGCATACTGGGAAAGTTATATTAACAAAAAGTATAGTGATATTAAAACTGTAGAAGATGCAATTTATAGAGGAGACGTTTATTTAGCAACTTATGCTACTCCTTTCTTAAGCGTAACAGTTAATGTGCCAGAGATTGACAACGATTATAGGGTGGGTGAAACTGTTACAGTAGTTGACACTTATAACAACAAAAACGAATCCTTGGTAATCAATAGTATTAAAAAGAAATGGCCTCACAAGTATGATGAGATTAGTTTAGGTGATAAAACTTACAAAGAGGCTGAGTATAATAGATTAACCCTTGATAAGATTAAAAGGTTAGAAGAAGAGTTTACAAAGAACGAAGACATCTTGATTCAGATTATTGACTTAACTGTTGACATAGATTATGAGAAAAGATATTTAATGGTTCAAAAACGGTCTATTGACGGTGCCGGAGTTTGGCTTTGGGGTAATGCAAGTTATGCTATATTTGATACTAGCACTTGGTCACATGACGGCGGTTTTGTAATAGGTAGTGCAACGTTAGGAGTTTTAGGTACTGGCAGACTAGGTGGGGCAGGGTTTGACGCGTTTGCTACAATTAAACTTATCCAAGGTAATAACACTTATAAAGAACTTTGTTACGATACAGATTTTGACGATGCAGCTAGTTCTAATGCAACTTTCGATACAGGTAACTTTAGGATAGATTTTACTGCAGGTCAAGTATGGTATTCAGATATTTTGTTTTTGGGTGCAACTTATACTAAGGCTACAGCTACTCTTGGCACACTTACTGGTTCAGTTACAATAGAAGTTTCGGCTGATGGTAAAATTAATTGGCAAACATTAACTGAAGGAGTACAAACAGTATTAACTAACACTGACGGAACAGGAGTTTATATTAGATTAACTGAAGATGCGGCAGGGGCAGCTAGAGTGGCAAACACCACAGACGCTTATGGGCAAAGAACTGCACCAGCAATTCAGTTATTTATGGAGGAATAAAAAATGGCAACAGGAAGTATTATAACTAACAATGGTAAAATCATTGTATTAAACCGAGCATACAAATCGTCGCCGGATTATACAGTAATGTCACAATTTAAGGTGGGGTATGATAATGGTACACCAGCAGTGGCGTCAACCGACTTGGACTTTCCAATAGCTACACATGATACAGAAGCAGTGGACGATTGTGAAGCAGCAGACTGGACAGACTCGGCTGACATGACAACAGCAACTAACGCGACCTACTTTAAAGAAGGTACGACAGGTTTAGATTTAACTAAAGACGCAGGGGGGAGCGATACAGCTTCAACCGATAAAACAACTACCAGTGTAGACTTTACTAGCAAAGAATTGTTTGTTTGGTTATACATTATTGACGTGGCAATGTTGGCAAAGTTAGCGGCAACAGATTGTGTGACCATACGGTTCGGGTCAGACAATGCAAACTATTACGTTTATACTAGAGACGCAGCAGACTTAGCAACAGGATGGAACGTAATTCGGTTTACAAGTGCAACAGCTGACAGTACAACTGGTGCGCCGGTAATAACTGCTTGCGATTATAGTTATATAGCAATCAAAGCAACAGGCGCGGCTATAACTTGGAGCGTAAACGATTTAGTAATGGACGATTGGAAAGTGGCAAGTGCAACAGATTACTTTGTAACTATTGATAGTGGTTACCCTTCAATTGACGAGACTAACAACGAGGTAGAGTTAAGAGGTACATTACCAACAACTCATGGTAATGGGTACGATATTGACGGCTTTGCTTGGTTCAATACTGATAGTACAGAGTTAATGGGTACAGAGAACACGTTTACGGACGAATCAAAGTCTGATACAGATGAATTTTTGTTTATCTGTAAACATAGGATAGTATAAAATGATAAGGAGAATTGAATAAAAATGGCAGCAGAAGGAGTATTCCCCAAATCAGCGGGAGACATAGGTTATGCATCTGAGATAAATCACGTATATTCTGGTACACGATTTGTACCGATGTATTGGGTTAATACCTCAATGCGTAATGTGTTAATGCACACAACAACAGCTTGGTCAATAGCGAATGGAGCAGGCTCTTGGATAACTTCAGACGGTGGAGCAAACTGGACAGAAGCATCAGTAGATAATGCAGCAATGACTGGTGCAACTGTTAGATGTGAAGGAACCAGAGCAAACGCAATAAGTTTTGATCATGATGCATTAGACGGATATATTACATCAGACAGTGGTGATAACTGGGCACAGATTTCAACACCACCAGCAGCAACAACAAAGATACATGACGTATCGTTCCCAACAACTGGTGTCGCAGTATGTGCTTGTGACTTAGGAGCAGCAGCAAGGGGTATATTCAGAAGTACTGATCAGGGTGACACATGGACAATTTGTACAACTGGACCAGCAGCAGATGTTTGGACAATTGATATGTATGACGCAACTTACGGCTTTGCAGCAGACTCTGCGGGTAATGTTTGGTATACAACTGATGGTGGAGATAATTGGACAGATACAACATTTGGTGTTACACATAGGACAGATAACCATATTAAAGCAATATCTTCAACAGAATATGTTTTCGTTACTGGTAATAACGGTGGACCATCAACAGCATTGTCTGTAGGTTACGGAACCAACTTAGTAGCAATTTCTGAAAAGTTAAACCTTGGGACAGGTACAATCTATACTACAAACTTTGTATTGACTGATACAGGATACATATACTTTGCTACGTTCACTAACAATGAGGATTCATCAGTAAGAAATTATAGTACTGCAACACTTTATAGAAGTATAGATAGTGGACAAAATTGGCAAGTTGGCAGAAGTGTAACAGTTAGTCTAGATACAGACTTACAACTATTTTTCGCAAGGAGCTTGTTAGCTGAACATTCCGGAGTAATTTTGCTTGGTGGAGGAAACGCTACCATGTTAAAGTTTGACGAAAGATACGACGGAGCAGTATAATAGGAGGATAAACAATGGCAGAAACAGAAGTACCAAAGGCGGATGGTGATATATTATTTGATGGAGACTTTAACAAGATTCATGGAGTATTTAGCGCGTCCGAACAAGAAACGTTGAGTGCAACACAGGCTACAAGTTCTGTGTCTTACTCGGCTGAAGCTGATTACCATATCATTAGAAACATGGGCAATGATACAGTTTATGTGAATTTTGATGCGGCAGCGACAACATCAGACGTACCCATTAAAAAGGGAGAATATAAATCGTTCCAAACTAACGCTACAGCAATACACGGTATCTGTGACACTGGCGAAACAGGAACTATAAGGATAATAGGATTTAGATAAAATGGCAGCAGCACAAACAATACAATTAGCAGTAACTGCAGTTAGTGGTACACATGCAGCTTTCTCTCCAGTAGTTGACAAAGTTTATATGGAAAATGTTGGAGCTAATAGAATATACTTTGAAGTAGATGCAACAGCAACAACTTCGCACTTCTTTTTAGAACCAGGAGAAACTTTTACTTTAGGAGTAGATGGTGTGGCAAATATACACGGTATATGTGACGCAACATTAACTAGCACTTTACAGCTTACGGGGGTAGCACAATGGTAGATTGGCCACAATTGAACGACACAAAACAAATATCATATAACGCGCTTAAGCCCAGTATACGAGCATTTAGGGCAGAGTTTAACGGAACGTCTACAACAGATGGAAGTTATACTGTTATAGGAACTCATGTATTCCAAGCGGGAGAGATGCAAGCAAATGATGTAGTTAAGGTAGTAGCAGAAGCTATGAGCACTAGAGGAGGTAACGATTCGTTCACCTTACGAATAATTATAGACGATGGTACTAATACTAACAACTATGACGTATCTTGTGGAACTACTGGTACAGTTAATACAACCTATTTCATAGAAGGTAAGTTTGGACAAAATCCTAATACAACTACAAACCAGTATGGATTCATCACTTACCAACATGTAGATGCAGCTATGGCAGAGGTTAGAGGCAGTAACACTTGTATAGCGAACTTTTTGACTAAACAGCTAACAGTTACAGTTTCAATCCAGAACGCTTTCGCGGGTCAAAACTCGTTTGCAAGAGTTATGGTTTTCAAGTTGAGGAACTATTACAATTAGATGATATTCAGTTGGACAATTAACACTAAGTACGAACAAGCATTATACGCAATGTTGATTTGTATGACAGAAAATAATAGGAGGAAACACAATGGCAAAGATTGATGCAAAAAGTTATCTACAATCCAAAACCTTTTGGGGTGCGTTTGTAGTAGTAATTAGCGGTATTCTAGCAAGTTTAGGGTACTTAGAAGTCGCAGCAACTTTAGGAAGTATTGGTGCAGGTCTTGGATTAATAGGTCTAAGAGATGCAAGCGGTAAACTGAAGTGGAAATAGTTATCACTATGTAGTGAATTTGGCTATAATAATATTTAAATAGTCTAAAAACTACTAAAATAGGGTATTTATACAAAAATACGGAGGAAAAATAACATGGCAAAACATGAAACACCTTTGTGGATTTCAATCATAGCAGTGTTGGCTTGTGTACTGTTTATAGCAGTAGCAGCTCACGATATGTTTGAAGCTCCAGAGGTAGTAATTGAAACTGAGACTATTACAGAAACTATAGTAGAATATGTTGATGTAGAATGTCCAGTAGTAGAAGAAGTAGTATGTGAAGAATGTGCTATTTGTCCAGTTGTTGATGAAGACTTGCAAGAAGAGCAAGATGTAAGAGAATCAATGATTGTTTACATCGACGAACTAATTGCAGACGAAGACTTTATTGAGGACGAACTTATCCCAACTATCGAATCAGAATATAATTGTACATTGTACGATGAAGATGATTTGTTAGAAGTAGAGGTTGAAGATTATGATGTAAACTGGGACGTGGACGACGAGGAAGGAAATTACGAAGTAGAAATTGAAACTAAATTCTATTGTGATGACAGCAGAGATGACTACAAAGTAAGAGACATGTTGCTATCTGGAGAGTTTGACGAGGATACCTTAGAAGACTTAGAAGATGGTGATGACCTTGAAGACTATCTATTGGCGGATGCATAAAGCTGCATTGCCTTTTCTTTTTTTATTTTCTTTATTCTATTGTTTATTTTTGGCGGTAGCTATTGGTATATGGCCAGTCTATATTATACCGTTGACACTCTTGATTTGTATACTTGTATTTGTTTTTTGTAAGAATTGATAAAATCACATATAACACTCAACGGATACAAATCCTGTTGCGGTTATACATTGACTTTGGTAGGTCTCTGTTATTATTATTTTAGCACCTATACAGATGATTTCTGCTATGGCTCAATTGTCGTACATCCCACAATTTCAGGTGTGGTCCTTCTAATTATAGTAAGGGTCTTGTTCTATTTAAATAACATTATTTCCCCCAGACCTGTGTGTTCTGTGCTTTCGCCGGTGGAAATCATCACAGGTGCTACTTGCATTGCATGTACAAGTCTGTTTAGGGTTTATGTTGTTTTTGGCGAAGAGTAGCTAAAAGTAATTTTGGAGATACTTTATTTTAACGAACTTAAAATGTTACTACTCTCCTTTACCAATTTGTTCGGCTAAGTCTATCAACCAGCTGGTCTCTGCCATGTAATTGTCGAATGAAAGTTCGTACCGCGTCCCGTACTGTTCAAGCACACAAAATACTAACTCTGCAAAATACATTGATTTTCCTTTAGGTGTTATGTTCCAAAACATTGCACCCGTTTTACTCATATCCATTATTCATTTTTTTCAATCATTCTTTTTATGTCTGTCATTCTTCTTCTCCATTATATTCACAACAATAGCCTATATAATAAATACAATCCGGACAATCGCCGAAACCGATAGGGCAAGAATCGTTATGAGTCATCTTCTATACAATCCTTACAATTACATCTACCGGTTTCAAAAATCGTACACTCTCTTTTAACTTCTCTACTCATAACAACTCCTCTTGCAACTCTGTCATCCATTTAAAAAATTGTCTTGTTTTATGTTTATACATTTCTTCAGTTAGGCCAGAATAATCTGCTGCTAAGTTCATTGCTTGGCCTAAAGTTATTGCTTTTTGCTTCTTTGCATTGATCTCGTCCCAGTTTGTCATTTTTGTTTTTTCCTCTTTCGTTTCTTTTTCACCCAATGGATAGTGTGACAATCTTCGCACACCAAAACATTCCCATTGTTTTGATTTTCCCAAACCCTAGAATTAGGGTGTGTGGCATCCTTGCCAACACATTTGGGATTGTAATTCATTTTAATGCCTCTCTTATTTTTGCTTCACCTAAAATATCTGTTCCCATCTTAGTATTTCCTTGGTATGTCATCTATATCAAAAGTTGCAAAGCAATTCTTACATAGATACTCAGTTTCACTATTACCATTTCGTCTTAATTCTCCTGCACAATATTGGCAAGTATTTATTTTCATAGTAACTCCTCTTGTAACTCTGTATTCCATTTAAAGAAAGCCTTAGCTCTTAACTTATAGCTTTCTTCTGTTATACCTTGATTTGTTTCTAAAAGAAAATTTAATGCTTGGTTTAACGATTGTCCAAGAGTAATTTCTTTTCTTTTCTTTCTATTTACTTCATCCCAATTAGTCATTTTCAATACCTCCATACTTACTTTTAAGTAATATATACCCTTTTATAATTTCTTTAATTTGATATGGTTTAAGACTAGATAGAATTTCTACCTGTCTAATATCAAACATATTTGTCTTACCAGAGATTCTAACCTTTTCAAACGCTAAAAATTGTTCTTTAGTAATTTCTAACATTCTACTACTCCACAAGCTGTAATAAATCTCTTTGCAGAGAAGTTTGGATTATCCTCTACAAAGTATGCTGCTAGGTCGTATAATAGCTCTGTACTAGTCTCTGGATGTCTAGAGATAATCTCTGCTATTTTTATATATTGTATGTTTTTCATTTTTCCACCTCTAAGATAGAATCTCTTATAGAGATATATGTCTCTTCTGGAAATTCAGACCTTAGTTTATTAAGTCTTATACTTAATTCTTCTGTTATTGTTTTCATTTTGTATATCTCCTAGTGTCTTCAAAGTTATAGATATGTCTTGCTAGAGCTTCTACTAGAAGCTGTTCGGTTTTTTGTTCGTATTTTCCCATTTTTAGTATCTCCTATGCCATTAGGCATATATATTATATATTATTAGCCTTTATAAAGGTTTATATTCTGAAGTATATACCATTTATAAACAAACTCAGCATTATGACTTTTTTGTAACTAAACTATACAAAAATGATATAACTTTTGTATAATAATTATTACAAAATATAAAAGTTTATAAACTTAAAAACTCTCAAACTATGCATGACAAACAAAATATACCTTTTTTTTGATAATGTTAAAGACATGAACGGAGTTAAACGTATTACTATACCCAGGAAATTAGCCGAAGTTAAAGACTTAAAAGATGGTGATCTTTTAGAAGTCTCTATAAAAATCATTGAAAGAGGGACTAAGGATGAATCTACAAGATGAATATATACAACTAGTAAAAACTGCAGCTATTAATCCAATCTACTGTTCTAATAACTTTCTTAATACTAAAATAAATAAATACACTCCAGGCAAAAGATACTCTCTTAATTTCTATACTCTTAAAGACTATTTAACTGTCGCATCTAACCAAGTTATATTTGAATTAGATGCTAAATCTTACACGGCTAATTACGAATTAGCGACTAAAATATTATACTCTCTAGACAACAGAAAAATACCTTATTATATTTTTTCTAGTGGAGGAAAAGGAATCCATATCGAATGCTGGCTCGATAAACCACAGCTGGTCACAAGCGAATTTAAAGAATTGTTCGTAAGCGCAGCATCGTATGGATTCTCTTTTAAACATATCAGATTTTGGTTTTGGAACAAAATATTAGACGAAGCTGGAATTTCGAATGAACTAAGAGGCAACGGGAAAATAGTTGATAGCAGCTGTATCAATTTTAATGATCTTAAAGACAAAACTAAGTTAATCAGAATAGCTGGCGGTCGTAAAATATTATTAAACAAAATATCCAATACGACTGAAGTTACTTATAAAACATATATACCTAAAGATGAATTTAAAAAGAAAATAATTAAACTCAAAGATTTTAACTTAGTCAGATATCCAACTAGTATAAATCTTTATCAAATAAGCATATATGAACTATCAGAATATCTTCAAGAATATATATCATCTAGTAAACAAGCTAACATATATAAATACACAGAAATCGATTTAGAAAAGTATGGCGGTTATATGAACTTAGAAAGTATCAAAAGAATAAGAGAGGGACTAAATAAAGGACAACGATCTTTAGGAGCACAAATATTATCAATTGCTATGGCAAACGATAACTTAGAACATAACTCCAAAATGAAAATAATGGAGGAATATGTTAACTCTTGCTCACAGATAGGAGATAAATTCTCGATAGATGAAGCAGCATTGTGGATTAAATGGACTGATTCCCAAACTAAAATCTTTTGGAATTGTGGACTAGCTGAATCTGCTGGATTACACAACAAAACTATGTGTGAGTTTTGTAAGAAAAATCACAAAGAATCATTACGTTTGCTAACTCAATCAACGTTATTAAAACAGATTAAAGAAATATTAGACGAATATATAGTAGGCGAAGATGATACCAAAATGCTGATATTCCTTTTAATATTAAGCAAAGATTTCCCTTCTAAACGAGGAAGACCAGAGTGGAATATAGAAAATGATCCAATGAGTCAGAACATAATTTTGTCTTCTGACAGTTCCTCTGGAAAAACATATATTATAAAACAACTATTAAAATTGTTTGGCAAAAGAGACGAAGATTACTTCATTATAAGTAGAATGTCTAAATCTGCTATCAATTACTTAACTGAAATTAACTTTGATGGGAAAATCATATTTATCGAAGAATTGCAAGGTTTAGATGAAAATACATCGCAACTCAGAGTTTGGATGTCTGAAGGAGAAATCACTTTAAACACAGTTGAAAAGACTATAAACGAGGAAGGACAAGAAGTTAATATGCTTTCCAAAAAATCTACTATCGGTCAACCTTGTTTTATTTCTTGTCAAGCTGAAGGTTTAGTTGGAGATCAGCTTAATAATAGAAGTTGGGTATTAAGTTTAGATGTTTCAGACGACCAAACTAGACAAATTCTTGAATATCAGGATTCATTAGAAAGACCTATTTCAAAGGATATTGAAACTAAATTAAGATTAATCTCAGATGCTTTAAAACAACTAGAGCAACATCATTTCATTATACCATTTTCTGATTATAAAAGGCTTAACATACCTCTGAATGATGTCAGGGTAAGGAGAGATTATCAAAAGTTTAAAACTTTAATACGTTCTAACGCCTATTTACATCAAAAACAACGGCCTATATTAAAGGATAAGGACGGGAGGACGTATATTATATGTAACTTAGATGATTATAATGTAGCTAAACAATATAGTTCAGGTATTTTAGGGGCAACATTTAGTGGTTTAACCATTGAACAGATTGATTTGATTAATCATATTAAGAAGAGTCCTTGGAATATGGAGTTTCAAATAAGCGATATAATGAGAAATTTGGGTAAATCTCAGCCTTATTGGTGGGGTCAATTGAAACAGTTGGAAGATTTGGGTTATATAATGGCAGATAAGAGTCCAGGGCGTAGTACTTTATATGCTTTGAATGAAAATAAGATAGTTAATGTGATAAAATTGCCAAAAAGCGAAGATTTGAAGGAATTTTATAATGAAAAGTATACAGAGTTGTTAAAAACTATGAAACCTATTACAGCTCAATTTGAGGGGGTCGATGATGGAAGTTAGTCACAGATTTGTCTGTAATAGGTTGGCTTGCGATTATGTAACAGAATGTAAGTACGTGGTTTTGAACCTATTATCAGATTTTATAGATACTATAGGGAAAAGTTACGGTCCCCTAATGAAAAACATACCTATGCAGACCAAGATTCTGATAATAGGTCCGTTCGCGCTACATTGGTTATACGAACCTCAGAAAGGTATAATTCTCTCTCAGACCTATTATGGCTATTACAACTCGATCTCAACATTTTTACAAAATATATTTTATAAAGCATATACTGTAGTTAAGAACACCTTCATTTCCTGTGGAAATGAAAGATTCTTACCCGTCAAGGCTATACGAACCTATTATGCTATAACGAGATTTCATAAATCAGGGTCATCTGACATAAAAAAGTCAAATGAGACACAGGAGGTCACAAAAAATGACAGAAAATATAAGTTGGGAAGAAGCGACTACATCGGGTAGATTTGTCGCTATTAAAACAGACGTAGAAAAAAAGATAGCTATCACTAACTGGAGATTCGAAAAACGAGCACTAGATGTGAGAATTGCGCCAGGAGCAGTAGAACTAATCGCAGATGTAACCGAAGAAGATGGCAAACCTGTCAGCGAAAAACTATTCACTACAGCGAGCAACAGACTTAAGAAAAAACTTAGGCCTATCTTAGAAAAGAAAAACCCTAAAGAAATTGTTAAGATAGCTATCACTAAAGTTGGCGAACAATTCAATACCCAATATTCGGTGAAACAGTTGTAGGCATTTGCCTACAACTCACCAGGAGAACAAAAAATGACTCAAACAAAATTATTCAAAGAATCGATTTATCTGGCAGGACCTTTTTTCAACGAAAAAGAAGTTCAAAAAATTAAAGATGTCAAAAAAATATTAGAAGATGCTAAGTATAAAGTATTTTCTCCTATGCATGAATGTCATCTTCCACCAAAAGCTTCGCTAAAAGATAGACAAAAAGTGTTTAAACAAAATATCAGAGCTATCAAATACAGCGATAAAATAGTGGCTATAACAGACGGCAAAGACACTGGAACTATGTTTGAAATTGGTTATTCATACGCAGTTGGAACTCCTATAGTTTTTTTAGCAACGGAACTTAAAGGGAAAAAGTTTAACCTAATGCTTGCTCAAGCTGGTATAAAAGTTCTTCAATCATTGGAAGAGCTTAAAGAGTGGGTTATTAATCCGACGTATGAAAATTATATTGGAGATATAGAATGAATTTATATACTGAATTATATAAATTAGGAGATCTTGTTAGATTTAACAATACTCCAACTATACACAAAGAAACAGTAGCTGAACATAGTTATTTCGTTGTAGCTTTTACTAAAATATTATGCGATGAGTTTAAACTTAGTAAAGAAGATAAAACTACAGCTATAGAGATGGCTATTGTACACGATATTCCAGAAATATTAGTCAGCGATATTCCTCACAATGTCAAGAAAGCCTTTAAACCGATTAAAAAAGCTATTCAGGATTGTGAATTTATAGCAGCTAAAGAATTATTGACTGAACATGAGCAACGACTATTTAAAGAATTTGAAGAGCAGAAAACTAAAATCTCTTTAATAGTTAAATTAGCTGATATATTATCTGTTATTTGTTATTCAAGTCGTGAGGCTAATTTAGGGAATGAATACATGAGAAAAATAAACAAAGACGCAACTAAAATATACAACGATGTTAAAATGCAAATAAGGAGAATAAAATGAACTCAGACTATATGGAAATACAAGAGTTTCCAATGAAACTTAAATTTTTTGAAGAACCAAAGACACAATTTAAAACAGAACAGGAAGCTATCAATGTAACGATGGTATCTCATCCAATGCATGACTTTAGAGAGTTGTGTACTCGTATGATTAGGAGTACTTGGAAAGAGAATCCTGCAGAGAAGTTGTCTCAAGAAGAGATTGATTCGACTTTTAAATTGTTGTTAGAAAAGAAGACGTTGACAAATTCTATGGAAAGTTTGACCTTCGTTTTTTTGTTAGAGGGATTGACTCATATAGAAATTTCTCATTTATTGAGGCATAGATATTTTTTTAGTATACATGCTTTGTGTAGTGGAGATAGGGATTTAAGACATGATGATGTATTGATACCTAATTCTATTAAAAGTTCTAAGTTTAAAGATGAGTATGAAAGAGTATCAAGAGAGGCTAAGAAGTTGTATTCAGATATGGTAGATTCTAAAGATGTGTCAGTTATGGATGCTCGTTATGTATTGAATAGGAATCATACCTACTATTATTATGTAGGAATGAATCTGAAGGATGCTATTAATTTCATAAACCAACGAAAATGTCAGATGGTCCAACCCTATACCGATAATTTAATAGCTCAGAAGATAAGAGATTGCATCGCAGAGGTTATCCCTGAAATATCACAAACAGTCTCTCTTCAATGCAACAAAGGATGCCACTTTATCAACTCGCCTGTAGCCAGAAACACGAGATTATACCAACCCGACGCTAATCACGAAAAACTATTTAAGTTCAATCCACATAACTTCTTATATGCGAGAAAACGAACAGAAATGGGAATACCAGAATCTGTACAAGACAAGGAAAACAAAAAATGAAACCAATTTTAATATTTGACGGAATTGACAAACAAGGAAAAGATACGCTAATTGCTGAATTCCACAAAGCTACAGGCTATATATACCCTGTATGCAATAGATTCACTTTAACCTCAACTTGTTACGGGAAATACAGGAAAAGACCTCTACCATACTCTGAATATGCTAAAATAAATGATAAACTAGCATCTAAAGCTATTATATTTTACCTGAAATGCGGAAAAGAAGAAACTATCAAAAGAATCCTAAAACACGATGAAAAAGATATAAAAGAAAGTGACATTAATAAATTATATAAGGTTTATGAAGATGAATTCAATAATACATCTATACCCATCGTTAAAATAGATACTAGTAAATCTATATCAGAGTGTATAAAAACTATGAAATCATTCATCAAAACATGGGAAACTAATAAATTATCCCTTGTATATGAATCTATATTAAACAGAATAACGCACAAACACAAACATAACAAATTTATAGGGAAAGAAATAATAAATGCAGAATTAGAATTTGATCTTAAACAAGCTGAAGCCTTTAACCAAATAGATTACGTTGAATTTAATAAACGATTACACGAATATGATGCTATCGTATATGGAATGAAAAACGAAATTTTAACTAAAAAAAAGATTTATGACCAACATATTAACGAAAGTAGACAATATGTTTATACTCTAAACGCCTGTATAACCTCGGTTCAATGTTTATACAGATTAGGTACTCTATATTTTATTGTGAATATGCGTAGCTCTGATATAAAAAACTATTTACCTTATGATATAGCAGGATTAACATACACAGCTAAAATCTTAAACAGGGATATATTTAAAGCGGCTGATATAAAGTTTAAAATAAATATAGGGAGTTTACATTTAAAATGAGTAATGTGGTTTTTATAACTAAGAAAGAATTACCTGCTGAAGAAAGAAAAATACTAATAGCTTTGTTTGATATTAAGGAAGGTGATTATATACTATTAAATGGGGAAATCGATTACTCAGTAATAGAAAACAATAAACCACATGTTATATTAACTCAACTCTCTCTAGACAACACTAATATTAAATGTCCTATATTATATCTAGACCAAGATTTGATAGGTATGGAAATATATAAAAAATTTAGAGAAAAGTATATAACTAGTCGTCTTAAATATGATTTGCTAATTGATTATAAACGTAAATATATGACATTCCTTTGCGAAATAACTATGAGAAAATATTTCGCTAACATAAACAATATGAAAATATACAATGTTAGTATGGACAACCAATATTCTAAAGTTATAATATTTATGGCTAATCATATAATGTTTAAAGCTAGATTCTTTTATGAGGATTATTGCTGGATCGAATGTCCACCAGAACAAGTTGAAAAGTATACTTTGACCGGAGTTCCCTGCAAAAAATTATATAATTATGATTACAAAGACCCTAATGTTTTTGAAAGAGATCTGCGAGAAAATTACAGATTCATCATCGACTATTATGATTACTTCGAACCAATCAAAAAAGAAGAAATCAATTATATGACTTATGACATTGAAACAGATAGTTCGGTAGACGTTATAAATACTCCAGGACGAATTATATCAATTGTATATAAAAACAACTTCGAAACAAAGTTTATGATATTAAACGACGGTCAAGATTTGAGCTCTCTTAAAGGAAAAGATGATGTAATTGTATACGAAAAAGAAGCTGATATGATTAAAGCATTTATGAAGGTATTCAGCGAATCTAACGTGGTCACCGGCTTTAATATTTCCGGCTTTGATAATATATATTTAGTTAACAGAGCTAAAATGTTAGGACTAGACCCTAACAATTATTCGCCAGTTGGCAAAATAAGAAACGATATTAAAGAAGCTAGCGATAGAAACGACGAACGTAAACTAGAATTCTCAGGCGTAGATGTTATCGACGCTATGAAATATGCTAAAGATAAATTCTTCATCTATTCTCTAGACAAACCAAACCGATTCAATTTAGATTACTTAGGTGAATTCTTAAATTTAGGACAAAAAGTTCATGATTCGCGTGGTCCAGCTACATTATGGCGTGAAGATGTTCTCAAATTATACGAATATAATATACAAGATGTAGAATTATGTAGAAAATTGGAAGAGTATGTAGGTATGGTTAACTATCTTTTATCGTTTAAACAACTAATGAGTACGTTTAATATCAAATGGAGTTTATATAATTCTAAAATAATAGATTTCTTCATTCTTTGCAACTTTAGCAAAGATTATGTATTTCCTTCTAAAAAAGAAAATCCTTCTGAAGAATTAGAAGGAGCGTATGTTATGAAACCTATAGCAGAAATATATAATTATGTCGGAGTGGTAGATTTTAAATCTCTTTATCCAAATCTAATACGACAGTTCAATATTAGCTACGAAACTATAACTGACTACAAAAAAGACAACTGTATCAATATTGACAATTTATATTATACGAGTAAAGATAGACGCGGATTAATGACAATCGTAGTTGATAAGCTAATGTTTATGAAAGATGATCTAAGTAAACAAATGGAGGACAGCGATGATGTCACTCTACCAGTCAAATACAACGCTATCAAAACTGTTATTAATGGAATATATGGTGTTTCAAAATATAAATACTTTAGGTTATATTCGATTAACTGTGCTCGTTGTATTACACATTTAGCTAGAGTTATGGTTAAAAAATCGTTAACTCTAGCTGATGAAATCGAAGATTGTACATCTATTTATGCTGACACAGATAGTGCATTTATACACATTAAAGATGATAGAGATTACGACACAGTTCTTAAACGAATGTTTGGCGTCAAAGACGAAATAAACGACAAAATAGGAGACTTTATCAAAGAATATTACGAATTAGACAACAAATATATAGAAATGGACTTTGAAACATTTTTTCAAAAACTGTTAATGTCTAAAGCTAAAAAGAAATACTATGGCTATGGAAAATATATCAAAGGCAAAACGTTTAACTCGGATAAATCGTACGGACGTGGTATAGATCTGGTTAAAAAAGATACACCTGCTGCTATGCGTCCTATACTAAAAAAGCTATTGATTGATGTTATAAATTCCGAAGATAACAAAAGTCTTAAATATTCAATAACCGAAGCTGAAGAAGCTATCAAAAATCTAACGTATAATCAGTTGCTAATCACTAAACAAATTTCGAGAGAATTAAACGAATACAAAGTTACTCCACAACATGTAACAGCAATGATGTATTCAAACAAATATCTTGGAACAGATTTTAGTCGAGCAAACTACAAAGGAGGTATGTGTTATGTAAACATTTTGCAGAAATATCCACACTCGTTTAAAGGAAAATCTGTCGAGGCGGTAATGTTGAACGAAAATACAAAATTGCCAAAAGAAATGGAAGTTAACTATCAAAAATATATTGATCTTTTCATTAAAAACAAAATGAGCCTATTTTTGGACAGATTTAAGCCATTGTTTAACAAAAACGCATTATTAACAGAATGGATGTAAAAATAGTGGTCGATACCAGAGAACAAAAACCTTTATGGGTTAAAAATATAGTATCAAAAAAGTTAAATGTAGGAGATTACAGTCTTGAAGGTTTTGAAGATAGAATTTCGATCGAACGAAAAAGTTTGATCGATTTGTTCGGAACGTTAGGCGGCGGTCATAAACGGTTTAAGAAAGAGTTAGAAAAATCTCGGTCGTATGATTACTTTGCCATTGTAATAGAAGGTTCGTACACAAAATGTTTAGAAAAAGATTTCGTTGGGTCATATTATAGCAAAATGCGTGGTTATGTAATAACGTCGATTTTGTTCACTTTGCACATTAAGTATGGCATTAACATATTTTTTGCTAATAACAGAATAGAGGCTAAAAAGATAATCAAAGAGATATTTAAGAGTTATACTAAGATATATAATATATAATATATATTATAGTATATATATATTTATAAACTTAATTTAATAATTAATTATTATGGAAGTCTTAAACGCTAAAATGGTTACATCAATTACTCTCACTGTACGTAATCAACTTTTTATAGACTACTTAAAAAACTTAAACCCCAAATTTAAATTATCTAAATTTATACAAACTAAATTAGACGAAGAAATGAAAAAAAGAAACTTTAATCCATACGAGGTGGTAAAAGGTGGGACAGAATGATGTCTATACAATATTAGTAAAAAATCCAGCAATGTTTTTTTCAGCTAAAGAATTAGCACAATTAACAAATCTAAGAGTGCAAACAGTGTTATCTAACATTAAGGCACTAGAGAAAGATAATGAAATTTCTATTAAATTAGTAAAAGGTAAAACTAACCATAATACTAAACTTATTGGATATATACCTAAAGATAATGCCTTCGAAACAATATGTAAAGAGTTTACTGAGTATAGAAGCGAAAAAAGGTTTTCACATGCCCGGCCAGAGTATTTGCAAAACTTTTTAATATTAACAGAGCTAAGGAAACTTAGGGAGGAAATGAACAATGGAAGATGAACAAATCAAAGGAATGAGAATCAGACTTAACAGGTTACAAGTTTTAAAGTATCATCCCTGGTATAAGCAAGAGAAGTGGCAAGATTTTATTACTAGACAAAACAGACCACCAAAGAACGGCTCGTACTTTAATGAAGACGAAATTAAACAAATCTGTAAAGAGTTGTTAAACGGTATGAAACCTGTTAAGAAACCGAAGACACGGGAGAAGAAAAAATGAAACATGTAAAAGAATACAATGTAGAAATGGGTGATGGAGATACTATCATTTTCACAGAAACCACAATTTCATACGCAGACGTAAACGAAGCTATCGCTTTAACAAACAACATAATCAATACCAAGATGAAGAACGATCAACAGTTAGAAGCTATGAAGAAAGCGCAAAAAGATAATCAAATTGAGATAGATATAGCTGATCTGGAAAAGAAGTCAGATGAGTTTCATAATCTTAAGGTAGACTTTGATAACGCTTTAAAACCGCATTTTGATAAAGTTGAAACAGAGATTAGACAGTTTGTTAAAACTAAGAAAGCCGAGATTGGGTATGATAGAATATCTGACACAAACTTAAAGATAGTTCGAACTGCTGAGACCCTGGCAGAGATTGCTAACAAGTTAGGTTTAGATGTAGCACACCCAGTCATCAAAAAAGTTAAGGTAGACTTTGATAGTATTTAATATATACAACATCAAAAACTTAGAGGGGTGTTAGAAGCCCTCTTTACCCCTCTAAGGGATAGGATAAGTCCTCTCTAACTTAGGCTCAACTTGCCTATCAGGAGAGAGTAAAAATGGTAAGGATCAAGACTAGAGGTATGGAGATTAAGGTACGTAACCCGTGGGTTGTTATAGATGATGTTCCGAAATTTGTGGAACAATTATTTAAGTCTCCTAAACTTTTTAAGAAGATATATGATAAATCAGTGCAATGGCAACCGGCATGGAAGTGGGTGGCAAGTATGGCCTTCGGTGGTGTGGTAGTAATGGCAATATTTATCTTCATCCTAGCATTAAGATTATGAAAATGGAATGTATAAAGAATTTGGATAAATGTAAAGCTGAATGTTGTAAGACGTTATCGTTTAAACACTATTCGTTATCTGAAGATTTAGTAAGATATTATAGATTACATGGGTGTACAGTAGACAAGGTTGAAGGTAAACCTTATCATATTTTAATACCAATGAAGTGTCCACAGTTGGACGAAAATAACCAGTGTAAGATTTATAATGATAGACCTGAAACTTGTAAAAACTTTGTTGAAGAGAACAAGAAAGGGTATTATATACCCCCAAAGTGTATAATTTGTAACAATGAGAACGATTAAAGAATCCATGTGTAAATGGTGGAGACGAGGAGTAAATGGCAAACGAAGGAAATCTAATACCACTCAATCAAAGGTCAAAGAAAGAAAGATTTGTGATACAATCAAAAGGGGGCAGCGTTAAATCTCTTCGTAAAAGTATTGGACAAGAAATTAGATGGGCTAAAAAAAACGGATTTACTAAACATAAGGTAGAACGATTAGTTCGTATGATGGAAAAGTCTGAATGTAGTTCATTTCAAATCTTAAAATATTTACAAACGATTGAAGAAAATTTACATCCTGCTCAAAGAATAGCTTATGCTAATTCTTTAATGAATTGGCACAAACTCGTACATGGCGAAAAGATTAAGACTGAGAATGTTCATCATATAGTTGATTGGACTAAGATGTTTGATGAGTGTGAGATAGAAGATGACAAAGTGTAATAATTGCGGGTGTGACTTTGATAACTTTTTTAGAGATTATCATTGGTGCACATTTTGTGGTAGACAGTTTATGTTTGACGAGAACGAGGAGGAAGAAAAACCCTAGACAGCACTTGTCAGCAAGACAGGTAAACCTGTGGTGGTTTCCCTAACTCCTTTAAGGAAGAACAAAGCATACCACAGGGCTGGGGGAATTTATTATGACGAAGAAGAGTCTTAAGAAGGTAGTAAAGAATCTGTTTAACATAGAATTATATAATTATCAACAAGTTTTTCTGTACGATTGTATGAACTCTCAACGAGTAGTAGGCGTATTCTGTAGACAAACAGGGAAGTCGATGACTATCGCTATCCTTTCTATTATTGAAGCATTGAAGAATTCAGGGGGACATATAGTTATTGTTGGACCAACTGATAGACAAGCCGGTGAATTATTTCAAAAGATTACTAACTTTATTAAAAGTTCTCCAATTCAATCTGAAGTACAATCGTTTACACAACGACAGATGTTGATGAAGAATGGGTGTAGGGTATCAGCTTACCCTTGTGGTGACACAGGTGATAATATTAGAGGACTTACTGCTAACGTATTGATTGTTGAAGAGGCAGCGTTTGTTAAGGATGATATTATTAACCAAGTTGTAACGCCGATGGTTGCAGCAACTAAAGGTAAGATTATTAAGATTAGCACACCGTTTGGTATGAACCATTTCTATCGTTCATTCATTGATAGTAACTATGTTGGACATAGATACACTTGGGAAGATGCTGTGGCGGTTGGCCACTTCTCACAAGAGTTTATTGATGAACAAAAGAGTCAATGTTCTTCTCTCCAGTTTCGGACTGAGTATGAGGCAGAGTTTATACCTGATGAGGACGCTTATTTTCCTTATAAGTTAGTAGAAGATTGTATATCTGATTACGATTTATTGGACGAAACTGGTTCAGTAGTAAACGCTGATAAACAGTATTATCTTGGAGCAGACTTTGCTCGTATGGGTGAAGACTCCTCAGCTTTTGTAGTAGTAGAGAAAGGTGAACCTCATAGAGTAGTATTTGTTAAAGAGTTAAAGAAGAATACTATGGACCAAGCTATTGACTATATTAAGTTCTTACACCAGAAGTTTAAGTTTAAGAAGATTTGTTGTGACCAGACGGGTCTAGGTGCTGGCGTAGTAGACATTCTTGCACGAGACTTTAACAGGAAACCTGTTTACAAGAATACGGGATACGGGCAAAGTAATACTCCAACTGATATAGTGGTAGGGTTAAACTTTACTATTAAGACTAAGCAAGATATATTCTCTAACCTAAAGGTACTAATGGAACAGAAGAAGATAGTTTACCCTAATATTACTAAACTTATCTATGAGTTGAAAGATTTTCGGTACGAGGTTGCAGCTTCTGGACAGCTTAAGTTGCACCACTCTGATGGTGGCCATGACGATTATGTTGACGCTTTAGCTTGTGCTGTTCATGGGTTAAAAGGTAGGACAACAACTTTCTTCTTCGGCTAACAAATAATGTTATTTAAATAGTAGTAACGGGTATATAATTAATATCACCTCTTTTTCCCAGTTGGCGGGTTCGCGAATGCTACCGCCGACCAGGGTTTAAACTAAGAGACATCACTTTCATATTCGTGGACTTAATCCCATAGTTCACCTCCCTGTGTTTTTGGGTGCTTAGCACCCATTAACCTTACAGAGTATAATCATGGGCATCATAGATACAATAAAGGAAAAGGTTGGATTAACACAATCACGACCAGTAGTAAAAAAA